AGTGATGCTGGACTTGAATACGGCTGGATGAGACCACGCACTCGGTTAATCAGCTGATAACCCATCCGATAGGGGCTGGCACTGATCCCATCCATACCGACCCCGCCTGTCTGGCTAACTTGTCTTGCTTGCCAGATGTCCACTGCAATTATCATCGCAGCTTCTCGTATTGCAGGGGTGCTCGCATAAGATTGGGTCTTGTGTTCTGGGCCTCTTGCGTTGCCATAAGGTACTACTTTATGAAAATTTTGATTAGCTGCTGTTTTTGCATATTGCACAAATGAATATCCATTAGGGTAATTAATTTGACCAAATTGATACATAAATACTGGGATAAGGCTAGTTGTGCCTGTGCTTGGCGGTATTGTGCCGGTGATTGTGTAAGTGCCATTAAATGTTGAACCACAAGCGCTTACTACTATTTGCTGACCTGTTACAAATGCGTTCGGATTAGAAAGCATAAGTGTTGCCACGTTATCTTGTAATGCTGTGGCTACTACTGGGGCATCGTTATGCCATAAGTATTGTTGGATTAAATCTTCTGCTGATTGACAGCATTCTTCTACTGTTGCATCGGAGTAAAGTGAACCAATACCAAGATTAGCCCGTAACTCGGCTGTTGTAACAAACGTTGCTGGCATCTCTACTCCTTTGCTAATAGCTCTCTGGGGCTAGGGCTACTAAACCCCAGAGATTACTGATTTGTTTTTAGTTAAGGTTGAACTTAACGATGCCGTTAGGCATCTTGGCGATTGTTGCCATATATCCGTAGATTGCCACCTGTACTTGTAGGTTTGATACTACGTTAACAGACATAAACGCCTGAGGTGAGCGGTATACAGTAAATGCTTCTGGTGCAAGGATTACAGCAGAATCATCTACAGTAGTTGTAGCTGCAAAGTTTTTGTCAACATAAAGGTCTAAGCCAAGCACATTTCCACGAATTGAAGTAGGGGCTACTGCTCCGCCTGCATTCATTGGTTGTGATGCTGAATAAATTGGACGACCAGTGTTGTCTGTTGCTTGTAGGAGAATTCCCCATTGTGATGGGTTAGCAATATAGTTATTTGCAAAATAGCCAGTAGCTGTATAAACCTTACGGGCTGCATCGCTAGCAAACTCAATAATACCATTTGAATCTGCATCACAACCTGATGAGTACTGACCTGCGGCAACTAGTGCAGCAAGGACTGTGGTATCAAGTCTTTGTAAATAAGCATTTTCTAATTGCTGTGTTAATTCAGCATAGAAACTTGGGTCTGAACGCTCTAACAACTCAACAGATAGTGTGTTCATACCGCTGTACTTAGATACAGTACCAGTTAAGTATTGGCTGACCATATCTGTATTGGCAACTGCTCCGCCTTCGGCTTCTACAGTTACAGTTGGTGCTACACCAGTTCCACCACCAGCAGAAGTGACAAGTGAGGGTACATTGATTGTAAGACCACTTTGTGGCAAGGTGCCTGAGCTACAAGCATCTAGTGCAGGAGTGCTAAAGCGTGTATTAGTTACAAACTCTGTTAGATATTGTGTTGGATTAAATCCTAATCCATTGTTAGCAAAATCGTCAGCTGCTGCGATGTATAGTTTTGACTCATCATTACCTAATGCAGCTTTAATCTTGTGCTCTGTGTATGAACCCATTGAAGTAATAGGTGTACGTACACGTGTTTGAATTAATGGTGCTGTAATTACTGGGCGTGCAGCTTCTACTGTAGGAGTAGCAGCCTCTGCCTTTGCTTCTTGTGGCGCTGTTGCTAAATCTTCCACAGGAGCCTCGCTTTCTTTAGTTTCGATTGGTGTCTCTGCTTCGCTCTCGCTAGCAGCAACTTTAGTTACCTTTGCATTTTCTCCAAAGGCTGGAGATTCAACCAGGCTGACCTCACGCAAGGTAGCGCTAGTTACATATAGATAATCTTTTTTCTGAATTGACTTATTTACATCTACGCCAACAGATAGGCCATCAATTAAAGCTTCTGATGCAAGTATTAACGCATCTTGGCCTTGCATAGAATTGCTAATTTTGAATGATGCATATATGCCATCTTCTGCCTGATTAAATTTTTGCATACGGCCTATTGGTCGCTCTGGTGAATGTTGCATAAGCATCTTGATCTTGCCTGGATCACCAATTTCAATAGATCCTTTGGCAAATACAACTGGCCCAACCGAAGTATGACCCACGCTTTCGAAGGGTACAATTTTGCCAGCAATTACTCTGCGTTCGCCATCGGCGGCTTCTACCTGGCTACTGAATGTAAGTATCATCGTCTTCTTCTCTTCCGTTAGGTGTTAGGCTTTCCATTTCTTTTGCATCGTCTATATCAATTAAACCTAAATTAAGCATTTTCTCTAATGCTTCTAGTCGCTTCATTGTGTCAGCTCTTAAAAACGATTCTTCGATAGCAAACTTAACTACGTGGCCTCTTGGCGTAATATCATCCATTGATAAACGATCTTCAATAGCACAGATAAATGGCTGTAATGAATAAGCAACAAACTCTTTGCGACCATCAATAATGTTTTGATAGGTCATACTGTTATTCATATCTGCTGAAATGTAATAAGCAGGTACGTTCATCGCTCTAGCGATTTGTGTTGCTAGATATTGTTGCGCTTCGTTATACATCATATCTTTAGGGCTAAAGCCCACTGGCTCATAAGATAAAGTGCTAGTTAAATATGCTGTACTTCTATTTTGACGTGCCGACTTCCAAGCAGCTAATAATCCTTGTACCTGTGCTTCTGGCATATCTGCACCTGTGTTTTTTATGAACCCTGTAGCCATTGGCGTTGCAGCAGATATTGCGGCAGCTTTTTCTAAATCCAATGCAGCTTGTATTGTGCGTGCTGCTGTAGTCAATACACCTTGTGTTAAACCCTGAAATGTGATTAGAGATCCGATGCCTGTCATAGGGGCATCAACGCCATCTACATAATACTTTTCAACCTCTGTGCCAAACTTATTTGAAGTAAATGTAACTCGATTATTAGCGACCCACTCAAATCGTGATGGTCTTAAATCATCTGCATATAATTCTGTAACACGCCAATAAGCAACACCATAAAACAACAAACTATCGACAGTCCAGGATATTGTGACGGATCTAGGTTGCCGATAGTCTGGTTGGTCGATCCAGAGAGGGTTCCCCAACGCCTCACCATTAGACTTTTTGTAAAGTTTTAATGGCAAGTATGAAACTACACCAGCTATAAGATTTCTGCAACGGCTGACTGCTGGTACTTGCATCGCAAAGTTGCGATCTAATCCACCAGGGAAATTACCGACACCAGTTGTGAATGAACCATAGCCATAAGTTGTGTCCATAATGGCAGGGGCGTATTGCGCTTGGACAGTTTCAGTTTTTTTGGTTATACCCAAAGCAGACAATAGACCCATATAGGTACTTTATACCATAAATCGGACTATTGGTGCAAGTTAGACAAAGATTTGCGGAGTTTGTTGTGGTTTAGTTAATTGACTTACAACCATTGCTAGTGATATAGCAGCTGTAACATCGCCAGCCGATTTTCTACGTATTATGCGCCAGCCAGCATCATTAGTCTTAGCTGCACAGTTATTTAAGTGCTGTACTAGCTCTGCCTGTCCAGAATGGACTACTCGGTTATTAGCCAGGCCATCGGCAAGGTCTGAGCACGCTTGGTAAAATGCCTGGCCCGATACATCTTGTAATCTCCAGCCACTTTGTTCAAGTCTTGTAGCAATAGTTTGTGTGGCGTACTTGTCATAGCAGATGGTGCTTGGGTGGTATTTTTTAGCCCACTCATTTATATCACTAGCCATCTTAATCTCATCTATTGCTATATCGCTATGCCACAGCTGTGCTAATCCGACTGCTATCTTTCCATTTTTGACTTGACCCATAACGAGCGCCCCAGATCGCCTTGTCGGTGCAATATCAAACGCCATAATTGTCTGTGGCCCGACAGGTATCTCTAGGCTGCTATCGCTGCACTGCTCGATTGATCCATAAACCCAGGGGCTGACAGTGCTGTCTACCCACATACAAAGCATCTCGGTCTTAGTAGCTTCTATGCTGTTAGTGCTTACGCTTTCTTCCAGTGTTTGCTCTGTTATTAAATGCCCTAATGCTGGATTAGCCATAGCCCAGGCTTTGCGATCATTTATTTTAGAATGCTGTGGTGCGCTGTACTCATAAAATCCTAAATTCTCAGGTGGATATGATAGACAACGCTCTCTTAGATCATTCAGCACTGTACTAAACCCATCACCTGCGTTACTTGTCATTAGAGTCATCGCATTAGGGCGAGCACGTGTGACTGGCAGTGCAGCTGTAAACGATTCTTGTGTCCACTCTCTTAACTCATCGATATACAGAAAATCTGCGGTCTTACCACGAGGTGCATCTCTAGTAGCTGCTGCAATTTCATACCTAGCGCCATTAAATAGGGTTATAGATTCTTGACCATTAGCCAGACGTATTTGTCTTACTTGATCTTTTAAAAATTGATTGTCTTCTATTGTGTAAGCAACTTGTCTAAAGGTATCTAATGCCATATTGCGGTTAGATGACATACCCAGTACATTCTTAGAGCCCCATAAGAATAGATGGCTCAGGATCAGCATACGTGCTAGGTGGGTCTTGCCATTTTGACGTGCCACAAGCACTAGCGCTGTTTTCTTGCGCCAAGTATCTGCATCATCTACAGCTAGTAAATCATCTAGCACCCAGCGTTGCCAGGGTATTAAAGGTAAACCTATTTTCTCAGCCAAGTCTGCAACCTCTTGCGACTTTGTGCGACCTTTTAAAAGTAACGTGTGGATTCTAGGCTCAGTGCTGCCAATTAGCCCGACCCCTCGTGAGGTCTGTTTTATTTCCGTATCATTTTGCATCGAAATCAAGCGTATCAGGTTTATTAAAAGGTGAGTCTGGCACTGTTCGGATCGTCTCAGGGAGAGATGAGACTGGAAAGACAGGGGGGCTCTCTTCCT